AATGCACAGGTAACAGATGGTGTATTTATTTCCAGAGAAGCCAAGGACGGGTACTATTTCACTAGACTGGAATGGCATAAATGGGACGGACTCACCTATTACATTACAAACGAGGCATACAGAGCCGACCAAAAAGACAACACCAACAGCGCAGAACCGCAGGATATTTTGGGGTTTAGATATCCTCTCAATCAAATATATCCTTACCTGAACGAAGAAACCACAATGCAAGGGTTGACCACTTCCCTGTTTGCTTATTATAGAACAGCGGTTGCAAACAATATTGACGATAATTCTCCGCTTGGCGTATCTATCTATGCCAATGCACTTTCCACGCTGCGATCACTGGACATCTGCTATGACAGCTTTGTAAGGGAATTCCAGCTCGGGAAAAAGAGGATCATTGTCCCAGAACAATGCTTGAAAACGGTAGCGGATCCTGTGACAGGAGAAATGCGCCGGTATTTTGATGCTACGGACGAGGCGTTTGTGGCATTGGTAACGGACGATACAGACAGTCTGAAAATACAGGATAATAGCGTTGAGTTGCGAGTGGATGAACATGAAAAAGCAATCAACGCGTTCTTGTCAATCCTTTGTTTACAGGTTGGTTTCTCCGCTGGTACATTTACCTTTGACAGAGCACAAGGGCTGAAAACAGCGACAGAGGTTATCAGCGAGAACAGTAAGACATACAAGACAATCAAGGCGCAACAGGCCCAAGTAAAGACTGCGATTGCCAAAATCATAGATGCTATCATTCAAATCGCACAGGTATATGATCTGAAATGGAAGGGATACAGCATCAGACAACTGGCAGCACAGGGCTGGGAAACAAAGGTTGTTTTTGATGATTCTATTCTTCAAGATAGACAGACAAATATCAACGAAGGAATCCTGCTGACCAATAACGGGTTGATGAGCAAAAAGCGGTTCATGATCGACGTGCTTGGATATACAGAAGAGGAAGCACAAAAAGAACTAGAGGATATCAGCAATGAATCCAGTGTTTCTATGGAGCGTTTTGACTTTGCTGACAGCATGGCGCAAGAAGGGAATGCTGCTGAACCAGAGAAAGAACCAGAGGCGCAGGAAGAGGACGAGGAAGCGGCTGAGGATGAAAGCTAATGGCAAACCTTACACCAGAGGAAATCCTCCGGATATCCGAGCCTGTTGAACAAATCTATAGCAATGTAGTAGATGCACTGCTTGTAAACCTAGCAAAACACCTAAAGGGCGGTCAGGCGCTTTCTACGGAACAATGGGAAATACAAAAGCTATCAGAGCTTGGAAAATTATCCGAGGAAAGCATTGAGATCATATCACAGCTTACAGGCATGACACCAGAACAGGTGCAACAAGCGATTGAATCAGCCGCGCTGATCGCTACAGATGATGTGGAAAAGGCTCTCAAGGCAGGGGAAAAGGCTGGGAAAATATCGGCACCAACCGGGGAAAGCGTGCTGGCAAGTGAGAATGTTGTACAAGCCATAAACGCATTACAGGAACAAGCATTGGAAAGAACTAACCTTGTAAACACAAACATGCTACAGAGCACGCTCAACCAGTACAGGAAAGTGGTTGCAAACACTGCGGCCATAGAACGGCAACTCATTGCGGCACAAGAAACGTTAAACACACAAGCTGCGCGAGTTGCAACAGGCACAGCAACGAGAATACAGGCGTTAAGAGACGCTTTGTCACAGATACACAAAGAGGGCATTACAGGCTTTTATGATAGCGCTGGAAGAAAGTGGTCACCGGAAGCGTATGTTAATATGGTTGTGAGAACCACAACACACAATACCGCGATTGAGTCCGTAAAGATTCGTCAACAGGATTATGGCGTAGAGATTTTCCAGGTATCAAGGCACAGCGGAGCAAGACCACTATGCTATCCGTATCAGGGCAGGTTTTTTTCCTGGGATAATTCGAGCGGGACATTCACGGACGGCGAGGGGAAACGACATAGGTACAGCGGGATCAATACAACGAGTTATGGGAAACCCGCTGGTTTGTTTGGGATCAACTGCGGTCACCATCCTATTACAGTGATCCCGGGCGTTACCATCCCAAGAGAAAGGCAAAAGGAAAACAAAGAGCAAAACGACAAGGTATACGCAGAATCGCAAAAACAGCGAGAACTTGAAAGAAACATCCGGTACGCGAAGCAAAGAGCTGCCATGCTGGATGCAGCAGGAGATAAAGAAGGGTTTGAATCTCTTGCCTTCAAAATCAAAGAAGAACAAAGAAAGTATAACGCGTTTTGCAAGGAAACTGGACGTACTAAAAGGCTAGATAGAACACAGGTTTTCGAGTATAATAAAAGCGTAAGCGGAAAAGCAAAGGCCGCAACAAGAGGTATTACATCTTACGATGGAATAACTGTTAAAAAAACTGCACATGCTATTGAGCGTGCTTCAAAACGAGGAGTGACGGAAAACCAAATTCGGAATGCATTAAAAAATCCGATTCAAATCACAGAAATAAAATATGATGAACAAGGCAGACCAAGCAAAAAATATATAGGAGAAAAGGCTACAGTTGTGGTTAATCCTGATAATGGGAATATCACAACAGTACACGGCACCCACACAAAACTTTTAAGAAAACTAAAAGGATCGGTGAAAGATGAAATATAAATTTACAAAAGAAGAAGCGGAAGCGATACGCAAACTTTCTATACCGTTCGATCCTTTTTCCGATTTGTCCGAGGATCAAGAGATTTCCTTGTTAGAGATTGTAGATGAAGAAGCTGCTAAAATTGGATACGATACGATAAAAGGAGAACTATACACGGACATTTTAGACAGCATGGCCAAACAAGCCGAATAAACAATAAATATGGAGATTCAACAAAACGAAAACAACATGGACAACAGTTTTTCTTGCGAGTGTTTTCGGGTTTTTCTGAATAACAGAAAACCAGATTTTTCTTGCACGTATCCGTACCCACCTTACCACAGCAAGACACCGGTGATTTGTGGTGCGGATGTTGGGAATTGCCCATATGTCTTGGCTGTAACAAACAAACTGAACAAACAATAAATAAAGCCGCCACAAAGGGCGGTTTTTTTATACTCATTTTTATATAAAGAGGTGTGATAATGGCAGAATGTAAGCATGTATTTGTAGGAAGATCGGACGGAGTTCATTGCACCAAGTGCGGTATGCACATGAGCGCAAAAGAGTACGCATCGTATTTGCAGTCCGGACAGAAAGACGAAGTAAAACCAAAACGACAAACCAGAAAGAAGGTTAAAACAGATGAATGAATACCAGCGCATGATCATGTATCTAAAAATCATGATGTGTAACCTGGCGATTCTTCACCACAATGTGGTTGGGGATGGATGGTTTGAAGCGCATGGAGAACTGGACAGATGGCAGGGGGATATTTCCGACTATTTGGATGACCTGATCGAGCGTGGTATTGCGCTTGGATATCAGGAACCAACCATTTCGGAAGCGGTACTGGCGTTTCAGTCTGATGTGTTGCCGGCAGACAAACGGCGCAGAGACGAAACATATAAAATTGTAATGGAATGCATGAGATCAGCTGCTGGGCTGATGCAGGCAAGTGAACCGATCGTCCCGGCAGATGTACAAAACAAATTGCAAGAAATCGAATACTATTTCAACAAAGAAGGGAACTACAAACTGGCATCTGCACTGGGTGGAATGAAACCTGGGAAAATGCCAGAACCGGATTATGATGACGATTAAACCATTTTCCTGATGCAAAGAAAATGGTAACGGTTTAACAATCAAAGCGCTTTGCAAAAAACAAGGCGCTTTTTTTATACCAAAATTCGCCCCTGTGACATGGCGTTAAACTGTGACGCAATTCGTCCATCGTTCTAGGACGTTAAAGAAAGGATGTATACACATGGCATTTACAAGAAAAGCCCTTGCCGGCTTGGGATTAAACGAAGAACTGATTGAGAAGGTTATGACGTTGCACGGTACCAGCATGTCAGACTTTGTACCAAAATCTGAGCTCAAAGCCAAGATCGACGAGGCAGTGGCGGAAGCGCAAAAAAATGCGCCAGCGCCAAACATCAAAGAAAGCGACGACTACAAAGCATTACAAGCAGACTTTGATTCTTACAAAAAGAAAATAGAGACATCTTCCGAACTAAAAAAAGGTGGGGTAAAAGAAAAGTTTATTGACAACGTTTACTCCTTGCTCACGGAGGACAAGCCTGCATCTGAGCAGTTGGACGCGATTCGAGAACAATACGAAGAATACTTCGACTCCGAACCGTCCTCAAAACAAAATGCGCCGCAATTTGGTGCCCAAGTACAGGGAAGTATGCCGAGCGGTAACAAAGCAACGACTTTTGAGGATGTATGGGGTATCACAAAGAAAGGATGATTTAATTTATGGCATTTACACAATCTAGCCTTAACTATGCAACCGAGTACAGTAAGGCAATGGCAAACGCATATCCCTACTGGTCTTATTTCTCCGATTTGTACGGCAGCCCCAACAGTGCAACGTACAAACCGATCAATGGCAAATCTGTCGCAGTACAGAGCATGACGGTATCTGGTGCAAAAGCAGTAAACCGCGACCAAATTACTGGAACTTTTAACAGAAACTTTAACACTGATGAACAAGTGTTGACGCTTTCCATGGACAGAGAATGGGACACCCTTGTGGACCCGATGGACATTCAACAGGACCCGATTGTTACCATTGCAAACATTACCAAAACGTTTAACGAGTTCCAAAAGGTTCCTGAAATGGACGCATATGCAGCATCTACCTTAGCTGGTGTTGCATCTTCTTTTGGCAGCGTGGACGACACTGCATTGACTGCGGATAATATTCTGGAAACCTGGGACACCTACTTGGCGTACATGGTAAACCAGCGCGTACCCAGAGACAGAATCCGCTGCAAAATGACTCCGGAGACTTATAAACTCTTGAAAGAGGCGGCTGGAATCACGCGTTTTGTTTCCGCAGACACCGGCATCCGCGATATTGATCGCAATGCTGGCAAACTGGATGGCGTTTCCATTATGGAAGTACCGGCAGACGTTATGATGACGGCGTACGACTTTACCGATGGGTGGGTTGCTGCATCTGGTGCGCAACAGATCAACATGCTGATGTTTGACCCGATCGCAATCGCTGCTCCGGTTGTATATGACACATCTATGATGACCGCTCCGTCCGCGCAGAGCAAAGGCAAATGGTTGTACTATGAGCGCTACTACTATGATGTATTTGCTCTCAACCAGAGATTGCCGGGCATTTTTGCAAACATCGAAGCCGCTCCGACGATTCAAAACAATTTGACTTTGTCGTCTGTTGCCGGTAGCTCTGGCCAAACGGTAGTTACCCTTGAACAGCCGATTCCGTATGGAATGACCGCTTATTACACCACCAACAGCGGAAGTGCAACCGTTCCTACTTATGGCCAAAACATCAGTTCTTGGACACAGTTTGTAAACGGTAGCCCGATTACTGTTACCAATGGATATTATGTAACTGTTGCGTTGGCGAACACCACCAATGTTCCTGGCGGTCCTGCCTATGCAACGCAATATGGTACTGTAGTCGCAGTATCTGGAACCTAACGAGGTGCAGTCATGGCGTACATTACCTATGATCAGTATGTGGAACTGTATGGAACTCCTTCAATTTCGGAAGAGGTTTTTCCGATGTACGCCGGTGCGGCAAGCGACTTGATTGACAGCATGACACAATACAGGATTGAAAAGGGCGGAGGAATTTCCGCCCTTCCTGTATTTGTCCAAACGCTTGTGCAAAAGGCGACAGCGGCACAAATTTTGTACTTTATACAAATCGGTCTCGAAACTGTGTTGACGGGGCAAACTGGT